CTACGGGGCTGTAATCCAAAGTGTCCAAAGACCAAACGAACGTATGGTGTTTTGACGTGTCCGGAAGGCAGGGGGGGTAACGACGTGTCTGCATTGAAGCGATGCCAGCACGACCTGGCTGCAGGATCGATTGCGTTATCGATCTGGCATCACCTGTTGTCAAAAAGGCACCCTTTGCCCCCTCCCCCGTCATGAGCGCTAGCGGGGGCTCCTCACAATTTTTCCCCACTTTTTTGTCTGGTGGGTTTTTTGCAACAACTTAGGAGATTGATAATTATGGGATGGGAACATAAGCCGAACTTTGGCAGTGCGTTTATCAACAAGGAAAAGAAGGAGGATTGGCACGCTGCCTACCGTGGTGACGTAATGTTGCCGGATGGCACGGTGCATTACCTTGACTTGAATCCTGCGACTACGAAGGCGGGTGAGCAGTATTTCAAGATCAAGATCGGCAAGGTGAAGTCGATTGGTGCGCCACCGCTGTCTACGCACAACCAGGCCAAGGGCAATGGCTACCAGCCGCAGGCTGACGAAGAGATACCTTTCTAGGGGGAAATATGAGTTCTACAAAACAAATTCAATATGCGTTTCCGACACCGGGAATTGATCGCGGCATGGACTTGCGCGACTACTTTGCAGCCCAGGTGTTGGCTGGCGGCTTGGAGCAAGGGGTTGAGGACGACATGAACATTACCTGGTGGCATGACCCGCACAAACTTGCAAAACGAGCATATGCCATTGCTGATGCCATGATGCGAGCTAGAAATGAGTAGGAAACAATCCAACGTAGTGCCGCCCCTGACCAACTGGGGTGGTACTCGCTCGATCCAGCGTCGGTTGGAGCGCTCAAACACCCTGATCCAGAACCGAGAAGCGGTGTCTTATGCCCTGCTGTGCATGGCCAATACCAAGATCACGGACATCATGACCTGGGATGAGGACGGCCAGGTCAAGGTCAAAGCTGCTCACCAGATCCCTGAACACGCTTTGCAGGCAATCAAGAAGGTCTCGGTCAGAACTGACAAGGAAGGCAACAGTTTCTTGGACATCGAGCTGTACGATAAGGTCGGTGTCTTGCGGTTGCTGGCCAAGGCTTCTGGCCTGCTGGACAACCCTGACGAGAACGACAAGCCTAGCGTGATTGATGTGAACGTGGTCGCGCCAACGTCTGGCCAATAATGAGTCTTTGGAGGAAACGTGTCAAAAACGAAAGAGCAGTCCAGCAAAACGGTATCGAGCGAGGGTCTGAGGTTCGACTTCAGCGAGAGCCCGGTGATCTACGACTTCTTCCAGAGCAACGCCTTCGTCCAGGGCGTGATGGGGCCGGTGGGTTCCGGCAAGAGCTACGGTTGCGCGGCAAAGATCTTCAAGAAGGCGATTCAACAGAAGCCAAGCCCGATTGATAACATCCGATATTCGCGCTGGGCGGTGGTGCGAAACAGCTACCCCATGCTGAAAACCACGACGATTAAGACCTGGCTCGACCTGTTCCCCGAATCCACCTTCGGGCCGATGATGCACACCCCACCCATCACCCACCATATCCGGCTACCAGCCCGCGGTGAGGCTGCAGGCATCGATATGGAAGTCATTTTCTTGGCGCTTGACCAGCCAAAAGATGTTAGAAAGCTGTTGTCGCTTGAGCTCACTGGTGCGTGGGTCAACGAGGCGCGAGAGCTGCCCAAGGCGGTGATCGATGGCCTGACCCACCGGGTCGGACGCTACCCTACCAAGCGCGATGGCGGCGCTACATGGCACGGTATCTGGATGGATACCAACCCAACAGACGATGATCACTGGTGGCACAAGATGGCCGTCAAGGAAAAGATGACCGGCCAGTACGCTTGGAAGTTTTGGCAGCAGCCTGGTGGCGTGATCGAGGTCGATCCTGAACACCTGCCCGACAATCCCGAGGCTAACGACCATATATTCGCTGCCGGCAAGTGGTGGAAGGTCAACCCCAAGGCCGAGAACGTCAACAACCTACCCGGCGGCTACTACCAGCAAATGCTGCTTGGTAAGAACTTGGATTGGATCAAGTGCTACGCAGGCGGTCTGTACACCTACGTCCAAGAAGGCCGACCCGTTTGGCCTGAATATGATGACTCAACCATGTCGGGTGAAACAGAACTGTCGCTTGATGTGCCGATTCAGGTCGGGCTCGACTTCGGATTGACCCCAGCTGCCACCATTGGCCAGCGTTTACCCAATGGCCGCTGGGTAATCCACCATGAAATCGTGACGTTTGACATGGGTCTGGAGCGATTCGGTATGCAACTGCTGGCCGAGCTCAATGCGCGGTATCCGCAGCACCAGGTCATGATCTGGGGCGACCCTGCCGGCATGGCGCGTGATGCCATTTACGAGGTGACTGCCTTTGACTTCCTGCGCACACTGGGCCTGAAGGCTCAACCTACCGCCAGCAACGATTTCAAGGTACGCCGAGAAGCCTCTGCAGCGCCAATGCAGCGCTTAATCGACGGCAAGCCAGGGCTGATCGTCAACCGCAACTGTAAGCTACTGCGCAAAGCTCTGGCCGGTGGCTACCATTTCAAGCGCGTGGCGGTAGGCGCAGGGCAAGAACGGTTCCGCGATGCGCCCAACAAGAACGAGCACTCGCACATTGGCGATTCGTTTGGCTACCTAATGCTCGGTGGCGGCGAATATAACCGCATGACAAGAGTCCACAGCCTGGGCGGCAAGGCACCCGGCCTGACGGTGGCGAAGATGGACTTCGATATTTTTGCATGAGGTATATCTGCAATATAGCTTTATGGTTGCAACCTTTTGAAAACCCAATAGAATCAACGTAATTCTGTAAATAGGGGGTGACTGTGGCTAATCCTTTAATTGCTTTAGCAATCCTTGCTGGGTCTGCATATCAAGGATATGAGGCAAACAAAGCGCGTCGATCTGCTGAACGCCAGCAAGCTGAAGCATTGAGGCAGCAAGCGGCTGATGCCGCTGCAATGCGTTTAGAAATGTCGCGGCAGACTGCTGAGTACGCAAAGCAGGGCGCGTCGCTTGAGCAGCAGGCACAAACTGCTAGAGAACAATTCCAAAAGCAGCAGCTCCAGTACCAAGAAAACAAGCTGGAGATGGAAAAGAAATCCAAGGAAGTGCAAGCTGCAGCTGACGAAGAGCGTCGCAAGGCTGCAGCATCTGAAGCCTCTGCGCTGAAGGCTCGCACCCGTGGTGGCCGCAGAGCGCTGCTGTCGCAGGAACGTCTAACGCCAGAGCTGGGCATTACATCGGCTGAGTTTTCACCAGGGATGAGGTTGCAATAATGGCAGAGACACTCTATCAAAAGCGCACGAAGGTGCGCAGGATGTCAGACATTGAACGTCTTGCGCAGCAGTATTCAAAAAACATTGCGTCGATGACCGGCGAATATGAGAAGAGTTATGCCGATTACCAGAAGATGGTTGCCGAGCAAATGGCACCGTATGAATCCGAGGTAAAACGGTATCAAACCGAACTGATGCCAAACTATGAATCGCAGGTATCGGCTTACAGGCAAAGACTTACCGACTATCAGACAAAACTGGCTGATATACAAAAGCGCCCATACGATTACATTTCACCAGCGCCACACTCTACAGTAACTGAAAGTCATGGCGACGATTGGCGAAGAGGCTTTTCTGCTTGGTTTCCCCAATTTAAAAAACAATTGAAGCCAATTGATTTGATTAATATGGGATATGAGGTAACGCAAGATCCTAAACATGGTTATTTTGGCGAAATAAGAAAAAGAAGAACCTTAGAAAAGTTTACAGAGGCAGCGCCTTCTGCCCCATCTGTTCCGCAAAAACCAGAAATAGCTGCGTTTGATCAGTCTAAATTTCAGGCTTCAAGAGAAGAAACGCAGAAAACATTTCAACGCGAAGTAGGTGAGCGCAAGGCTGCACGCTTGGGCGCTGTCAGCCGACGCGCAACCCGACCAATGCTACAGGAGACTTGACCATGCCAGGACATTACGACAAAGAAGACAAGATGAAGAGCAAGGTTTCCAAAGTCATGCGCGAATACAAGGCTGGCAAACTGAAATCTTCCAGCGGTGACAAGGTTAAGTCACGCGACCAGGCTGTTGCGATTGCGCTGTCTGAAGCTGGCATGTCCAAGAAAGGCAAGTGATGAAAGAGGTATGGGATAAGCCAAGGCCAAAGGGTCTAGGCAAGCCACAGAAGTTATCCGATTCGGAGAAGCGCAGCGCGATGCGTCGAGCTCAGAAGGCAGGCCGACCCTATCCCTCGCTTGTGGATAATATGTTGGCAGCAAGAAAGGGAAACGACAAATGAATCTTGAGCAATATATATTGAGCAGGTATTCGCTTGTCAATAATGAGGTTATCGGGCCTCGCTGTGTTGTGCGTGGCACTCCAATGGTGAATGGATACCTTGGAACCGGCGTGCGTTTTGAAGGCAAGATTCGTAGAGTGCTTATGCACCGCATGGTTTTTCTTCTTGCGCATGGCTATTTGCCTGAAACAGTTGACCATATTAACGGTAACCGAGCCGACAACCGCATTGAAAATTTGCGTGTTGCCAATAAGCGCCAGCAACAAGGCAATAGGAATAGTCGCGGGTACACCATCAGGACTAAACGATATACAAAACCTCGCTACGAAGCTGTTTGTGATCACCAGTATTTAGGGGTTTTTGACACTGCTGAAGATGCAAAAGCTGCGTATCACGCCGCTAGAAAACTAGCATTTGGCGATTACGCAAAATCAGTGTAAGTGTTGATGAATTTATAAAGGGCAGCAAATGAAGATCGAAATCTCTATCGAAAAAGAATACGAAGACAAAGAGGGCATGGTCGAGCTGTCGAAGCTGCCACCTGCTTTGCGTAAAAAGATTGCGCAGTACATGTCCACCAAGAAGCCAGAGAAGCCAATGCGCGGCCTGAAGGACATGATGGACGAAGCAGAGCTCGAAGAGGAAGACTAAATGCCACAGCTGCGCGACCCTGAAGGTGGGCTGACCGAAGCTGGCAGGCGAAAGTTTGAGCGCTCCGGTGAGAGCAAGAACCTGCAGCCCGGGGTCAAAGAATCTTCACCATCGGGCGAACGCGCACGGCGCAAAGGATCTTTCCTGACTCGGTTCTATACCAACCCAAGCGGGCCGCTGGTTGATGATGACGGTGATCCGACCAGGCTGGCACTAGCAGCAAATGCTTGGGGCGAGTCGGTGCCGCGCACAGCGGGTGCAGCAGCAAGGCTGGCAGCAAAGGGTCGCAACCTGCTGGAAAAGTACAAGCTAAACAAGGACGAATAATCATGGCATACAAAGAACCACTCGGCGGGATGCGGCTAAAACCCGAAGAGATCATCAAGCGGCAGGCTGCAGCTCAGACCAAAAAGGATGAGTTTCAGCAGCTGTACCAGGATGCCTACGAGTTTGCCTTGCCACAGCGACAGCTCTATGGCGTTTGGGAAGGTGGCGCGACCGGCAGCAAAAAAATGGCACGGGTGTTTGACTCGACTGCTATCAACTCGACCCAACGCTTTGCCAACCGGCTGCAGTCTGTGGTGTTTCCACCACAGCGCAAATGGTGCAGGTTAGAGCCTGGCCCGTCGATTCCGACAGAGCGCCGCCAACAGCTGCAGGCAGTGCTGGATGTCTACAGCGACCAGATGTTTGCTGTACTGAAGCAATCAAACTTTGACATTGCTATCGGTGAATTCCTGCTGGATCTGGCAGTTGGCACGGCTTGCATGATGGTGCAGCCGGGTGACGATGTTGCGCCGATCAACTTTGTGCCTGTGCCGCTGTTTCTGGTCAGCTACGAGGAAGGCGCGAACGGTCAAGTAGATAACGTCTACCGCCGGATGCGCATGAAGGCTGAGTCGATCCAGCGCCAGTGGCCAGACGCGAAGATACCGGACACGCTGCAGCGCTTAATTGAGCAGAAGCCTACCGACGATGTCGAGCTGCTGGAGGCGACAATCTTTGATGCCAAGCGTGGCGATTACTGCTACCACGTTATCTGGAAGGAAGGCAAAGACGAGCTGGTCTATCGCCGTCGCAAGACTTCACCCTGGGTGATCTCGCGGTATATGAAGGTCGCAGGCGAGATTTATGGCCGTGGCCCGTTGATGACTGCGCTGCCAGACATTAAGACGCTGAACAAAACCAAAGAACTGCTGCTAAAGAATGCCTCACTGGCGGTGGCTGGTGTGTACACAGCGGCAGACGATGGTGTGCTGAACCCGAATACGGTCAAGCTGGTGCCTGGTGCGATTATTCCTGTGGCGCGTAATGGCGGCCCACAAGGCCCAGCACTGCAGGCGCTGCCCCGCTCGGGTGACTTCAACGTGTCGCAGCTGGTGATCAACGACCTGGTAGCCAACATCAAGCGCATTCTGCTGGATGAGTCGCTGCCGCCGGACAACATGTCGGCACGATCGGCCACCGAGATTGTCGAGCGTATGAAAGAGCTCGCGCAGAATCTAGGCTCGGCATTTGGTCGCCTGATCAACGAGACAATGATCCCGCTGGTGGCCAAGATTCTCGAGGTGATGGACGAGCGCGGCCTGATTGACATGCCTCTGCGCATCAACGGCCTCGAGGCCAAGGTGGTGCCGGTGGCACCGCTTGCGATGGCGCAGAATATGGAAGAGGTCAACGCCATCATCCAGTACACTCAGCTAATGCAAGGCTTTGGCACCGATGGCGCACTGGCAATCAAGACCGATGCCGTGGTCGATTACATTGGCGACAAGTTGGGCGTGCCAGCTGCTGTGCGCAATACGGCAGCAGAGCGTGCGGTACTGATGGAAACCATGCAACAGCAACAGCAAGAGGCT